CTCACAGTGACTTCGAGGGAGGAGACCTCGTTACGCGCTGATCAACCTCCCTTGGAACTGCGCTCCCGAGCAGGTCAGATTTCCGGCCCACCCGATGATTTGCACTTCCGCGTCCTGGTTGATAGCGTAGCGGCGGTTCGGCGACAGAGGCACCATGTTCCGCGCGCTGTGTGGGCGCCAGAACAGGAACTTGGTGTTGAGCATGAACGCGGTCTTGGTGGTAATGAAGCCACCGATACCGCCGTCCAGCACCACATCCGCGTCCATGTACTGGATGGTTGGGAAGCCGAGCTTGGCCTTGTCGGGCGAGGTGAAGCGTTGCAGTGCCTGGAGACTCGCCATGTAGGCACCCCACCAGATGGGATCCATCAGGATGAGGTCAGGGCGATCCATACCGCGCACCAGCACGGCCCACATCGTGTTCAGGAAGCCTTGCACGTTCGAAGCGGTGACCGCGGCGACGCTGTCCACCTGGGACTGCCAGAAGGTCCAGGTTTTCCGGTCGATGCCACCGTAGGTACCAGTCGTGGGATCGACTGGCACAGCGGCATCCAAACCGACGACCTGCTTCCCTCCGGAGGCCGAACCATCGGAATAGACGCCGCCTGCCAGTAAGTTCGCCATTGTGGCCTCGGCCACACCCAGACGACCTTCCAGCAGATCGATGATCTGCTCCTTGCCAGCGTTCTGCAGTTGCTCCAGACCGGAAATGACCACGGGGCACGCAGCCTGCTTGATGTCGAACTGGGCGGCGGAAATGACGTCCTGCGCAGCGACGGGCAGCAGGTCGTACCCGCTGTACCATCCGGCGTTGCCGTTTTCGGCGAAGGACAGTTCTTGAAAGATGACGGAACCGCCGCTGATGGGCTTGACGTTCCGACGCTCGCTGATCCACATCAGCGCGGCGTTGTTCTTGGTGACGTTGTCGGCGATTTTGGCCGAGCGGTTCTCGATCGTCGTTGCGACGATGTCGGATACATTCGGGAAAGCCATAGCACCCTCACTGGTTGACTGGACAAGAGACTACCCCCTCCCCGCTAGGTCTGGTCCGAAACCAGTGACAAGCGGATACTCTTGCCAGTGAGGGCCTTATGGCTCGTCTGGCCGGCTACGATAATCCATCGATTGCATCGAGAATATCGTCCCGAAGTGAACCGGACCTACCTGCTGCGTCAGCGGGTTTCGCGGGTGCGCCAGTGACGCTGACCGCTTTGCTTCTCGCCGCCTTCGCCGCTGCGCTAGCCTGGGCGGTTTTGTCCGCCAAAACACGGGCTTGCGCAATAGGCGCGATTTCACTGTGCATCAGTATAGCACGGTTGTACGCGGTTTGCAAGTCCATTTTTTGTCCGCGCTTTGCAGCCATCTCGAGGATATCTGCCATATCTTCGCGAACATCCTCGAAAAACTCGTTCTTTGGATCCGCAGCGAACGTTTCGATATCAGTATCTACGCTTTGCTGCATTTCCTGCTGACGCCCCTGCTGCGCCTGTAGCAGAGGTCCCAACGCACGCTGCACCGCAGCATTGATGTACCCCTCAGCAGTTTGAGAATTCTGCTGCTGTAGGTTCGGGGCTGGCTGGCCTGCCAGCAGCCCATCCAGCATCTGAATATCCACCCCGAAATTGCGAATGATAGCCGCAGCTGTCTGCGCCTTCTGCATGGGGGACCCATGAGAAAGGCTGGCGGCGGTAGCCATCAGATTGTTGACGACGGCCAGGGGTTGCCCACCCTCTGCAGCAATGATATTCGCGTAAGGGGCGACCACTTTGCCGAACTCTGACTGGAAATCCCTGGCGGCTTGGGTTTCAGTCATGCCCCGGACAAAGTCTCTTTCTCTGCGCAGGATCTCCTGCTGCACGTCGGCGTCCAGGGAGGCAAACTTCTGCCGTACCGTGGGTCTCCAACTACCCGGCGCACGACTGGGGGCTAACCGCTGCTGTGCTTGACCGTCCGTAACGGGCTGCTCTCCGGGCTTTGGCTTTTCGCCAGCCTTCGCTCCCGCTTGCGCTCCCTTGCCAGCCGGTTTTTCCTCTCCTTCGGGCTTTCCCCCGGCATCAGCGGGTACCTTAGCTTTCGCCCCAACTTTCTTGGTGAATTTTCCGGTGGCGTCACGCTCCCTGGAGGGTTCGGAAACAGGTGGCTTACCCTCTCCATCCCCGTCCTCGGTTCCGTCTCCTCCCGGTTGCTCAGTCGGAGGTACCTGCTGTCCCCCGTCTCCAGGAACTTCGGTGGATACATCTCCATCCACGTGTTCCTCGGTGGTTTGCTGGTCTGCATCGTAGGCCTCAGTCAAGCTGTCCCGCAGGGACTTTTCTTCTCCAGGCATTATCGTCTCCTCTGTGCTTCAAGTTGATTAACAGCTTCCACAATCTGACGCTTGCGCTCCTTGTGGTCGCCCCCGTCGGTACGAATTTCTTCACGCACCTTAGCGTCGCCTTTCCACGTCTCCTTGTAGTCGTCAACCGTGGTGAGGTTGCGCTCCTTCATGAACCGACGGTGCTTAGTGCGTGAATCAATAGGAGTACCATCAGAAGCGCGCATACCATCGTAAATGCGGTCGCCCCAGAGCGCTCCAACATGCATCTGCGGTTTCTCCTGTACGAAGTCTTGCGAAACCTCATGGAGTTTCCCCGTAGTTGGGTCTTGCACGTACCGTCGTCTCATTTCCCTTTCCTCGCCCGCAGCCGGGCCACCTGGATGTCTGCCACAGTCTTGCGCCTGTTGTTTTCGATCTCCGCCTGCGTGCGTTCCCGCTCCAGTTCGATGGTATTCTGGGTTTGCATCGTGTCATTCCGTGCTTGAATAGAATCTTGCATAGCCTGCGCCCGCACCGTGGCGATGTCACGCTGCTGCTCCGACTGCTGCTTGGCCTGATCTCTAGAAATGGTCGCCTTCGCCTTGGCGTCCTCGCGGGCAATGGTAGCCTCTGCCTCCAACTGCTTCGGATCTTTCTTGGGCGGCGCGGCAGCCTGCTGCTTGATCATATCCTCAATAGCCTTAGCGGCTTTGTCGAATACCCCTTCAATAGAGTTCGCCGACCGGAAGCTGGCGATGCCCCACTGGAGGATCTGCATGAGGAAGACGCCAGCCTGCGGCGCCTGCTGCACGAGCGGCCACGATTGGGAAATAAACTGTCCAACCGCCGTGATGAATTCAATGCGGCCCTGACGCTCTGCATTGTAGTCAGGGATCGCAAGGGTATCCGCATAGACGTGGATACGGTAGTGCGCCGTGCCCACGTCTTTGAGCAGTTGCGCGGCTGCCATCGCATGCTCCGCATCGGGGGTGAGCAAGATGAGACTTTTCTCGATGATACTCTGGATCTGGAAATGCTTGCAAATAATCTCAGCGCGTATTTGCAGGGCACGTTGAATAAACTCGGCGACCTCGCCCTGCAGATACTGCAGACGTACGCTGGAATATTGCGCCTTGAGACCCTGGGCAGCAGCGGTTTCACGAGGAGAAGTGACTCCACGCATGATATCGCTAATTCCCGTGAGCTCATATAGCTGGGCCTGGGCTTCACGAAAGAGGTCACGTAGTTTATCAAGGGCATTTACCACCATCTCAATGGGGAACCAGTCCACCACGCCTTTGATCCCGCCCTTTTCGGCGAACATCGCCCAGTTGTCCACGGGAATCATTTTGTTGGAAACGCCGGACAAAATCTGCCCAAGCTCCTTGTTCGCCTTGTCGTACACCCCCGAGGCCTGAATTGCATCCTCCAGCATACCGATTCGACGCGCCAGATTGTCCAGTCTCGCATACTGCGACTGAACCATCAGGTAATCCGCCTTGGGGACGAGATTGGAGGTCGTGGTGGTCGCCAAAAGCGGCTTCGGGCACGGCCAGAAGCACTCGAGCTCCAGTGGGTCCGCCTTGATGTCCAAAATGTAGGCGCAATCTTTGGAAATCCAGTAGACGCACTTGTCTGCTAGGTTCCAAATCTCGAAAACCTCGGTTTTGGAGATGCCCGTGTTCTCCGGGGTGACCCTTTCTCCCAGTTTCGAGTCGGATTTCTTGACCCACGACACCAGGGCGAGGAATTGCTTGCCAAAACGCTTGGTGAACTCCCTTTTGGTCATCCAAACCCGCCGCGCCACCCAACGGACCTCTTCCCAAGTCCTGGCGGGGGAGAAAAGGAAGTCCTCCCAGTACACATCGTCCACGCAGGCGTATTCGGCCTTGATGGTTTCGTTAATGATGCGCTCCTGCACGACCCTGTTCTTGCGACGCATCTCCTCTTGCACGACAATTTCTTCAATTTCCGGTTCGTACCGCAGCCAAACCGACCCCAAACCAGGAATAAGGCGATCCTCAACTGTGTGCGCGAACGCCGAGCTAACCGGCGATCCAATACCCTCAAATTCACACTTGAGGAGGCGCTCCAGCATGAGTGCGGCCACACGGGCGACGTCGTCTTGGTAGTCATCAAACTCCCTCTTGACGAGTGGGGAGGGTTGCACGGCGTAGAGCGAAGCCTTTAGCACCCCCACATTCGCCCAGAAGACATTGAAGCGGTCGGAGTTGCCCACCCCGATGTCTACCGTGTTCGCCGTGTCGTCCATGAAACGCTTGACGACGCGCCGCCCGCGCTCCCAAAACTTCCGCATCTCCTTTTCAGAGATTTGGAGCTCGCGGTGCCACGAGTCAGCGGACTTGTAGCCTTCTCTGGCCTCGCCAGCCGTTGCCCTGGGGGACCCAGAAGGGGGCATCGCAGCCTGCGCGGGGGTGCTAGTTGATTCTTGACTGCCGTATGCGGCCATCGTACGCCTCCCAAAGATCGTCTAGTGTCATTGGATAACGGGGTGTGGGCAGCGCGAGCGCCTGCTCGCGCTGGCTGATGCCAGCGGAGGCGAATGGATCCGGCCTTCTCGTAGAAAAGGCTCTCTTT